TTTCTTCTGTTGGCTCTAATATGTTTTTCATACGAGCCTCATAAGAACCAAGTAAGGTATTTAAATCATCGATATCATTATTAGCTTTTATAATAAAATCATCTCTGATTTGTTTCTTTTCTTGCCAGCGAGCCATCAACTCTTTTGCATTGTCTGGCATTTCATTAACCTTATGTTCCTTGCCATCATCCGCAAACTTAATTGTTGGTTCTTCAGCGTTTTTGGTTTCACTATTTTCACTCATTAGTTTCTCCTTTATTATATTGTTTATATAAATCGCAGATGCTTCTTGCGTTACAAAAGCGACAATGATCCCCATAAACATATACAGGGTTTTCCTCCAAGCATGCATCCACGCACGGCTTTAAGAAATCGTAGGCCCAATCCACCAAAAATTCTGCGGTGGTGTTCCATGTCTTGATAGGTCCGCCACCCCATGTTGCGCGTGGCTGGACAATTGTAATCTCTACTTCAGTATCTTCATTGCCATAACGAGATAATGCACCTACTGCATATATCATGGCTTGTTTGTTGTGTTCAGGACTTACAGGATATTTACCTGTCTTTAAATCTATAACGCACATTTTATGTGGAGTGATTATTAATGCGTCTGCATAACCATATAAATCTTCTGATATTTCTTGGCATCTAACTTTTTGTTCTACCAATAGTTTGCCGTTTAATCTTTTTGCTCTCTCTTGCACATATTCCACATAAATCTTTGCGCAATCAATCATGTCTTGGTCGACTGTTATTTCAAAATCTTCTACATATTCTTTTTTACCAAGCCAATAATCTTCAAGTGTGACATCAACTAAGAATCCCTTTAAGAGTTGTTCTGTCATGTTGTGAATTAAAGTACCAACAGCGGCAGGTAATCCAACTTGATAATCAACCTTTGCTGCAAGCGTAGGCATACCTGGACAATTAGTCCATTTTTCAGCAGCTGATGGGCTAAGTTTGGCGTGTTTCATGTGATACCCTTGCTTCTGCTTCTGCTTTTATGATTTCGTCAATATCATATACAATTTTACCATTTAGGTTTAAATAGTCTGGCCCTGTTTTCTTTGCGCGCCAGCCCTCTATGGTTCTTGGAGATCTTCTCCATCTTTGAGCGAGTTGCTTAGTATCTAAAAAGATTTTATCTTTTTCCATTTAATCTCCCTTTTTGTTTTGATTTGTTATAATATATATGTAAATGTACTTGAATACAACAGTTAATTACAAAAAAGGAGTGAAAATATGTCGATAGACGATATAAGAAAAGAAGAATGGGATCAAGCTGGTAAAGACAGCAAAAATAAAGTTGCTGATATAAAACCAGATATGGTAAACAGGCCAGAGCATTACCAAGGAATAGTGGAATGTATAGACCTAATAAGAGATAGAGTTGGTTCAAAAGGATATGCTGCTTATTTAGAATCTAATATCTGGAAATATTTATATAGACATAAGGATAAAGAAGAGAACATTCAGGACTTAAAAAAATGTCAATGGTATTTAAACGAGTTAGTTAAATATTACGAGGAGTTGTAAGGACTTACCAAGGAGGTAGCTATGAATTTATATGAGTTTGATGATCGTATCTTAAACGAAAGGAACGGAAGAAAGCCTATATATGTAAATAAACATCTTGCTAAAAAGTTTAAGGATTTTTGTGAGAGCGAACAGAAAGAACCACATAGAGTGGTTGAGTATCTAATATCTTTAGGTATGAACTCTGTAAAGCATTACGAAGAACCTAAAGTGTCTGTTGACATCGAAGCTCTTTAAATAGGTTTTCTACATTTTTAAGCGAGTCCATCGCTTGCATCTCTTTGTCTTTAATGGTTATCTGTTTTTTTCCGTCTGCAAAAGTAAAGACAACTTTCTGTGGACCTAAAGCAACCAAAGCATAAACATCTATTGCATTTTTTTCGTATTGCCTACTTTTAGCAAAAGCACCACGCCTAAAATCAAACTGCCATGACACTCTATGTGTTTGTATTTTAGATTGTGTTTTAACTTGGCACTTATATAGATTGTGATCAACATCAAAAACAATGTCTGCCTCCGCGCTATGTGGAACTATCATTACAGTATCTGCGTGTAAAGAAAGTAGCGAGGCTACTAAGTATTCTCCAGATCGGCCAACTCTTTCAGATTGGCGTGGCATGGGGTTAATCGTCAAATAAAGTTTGATTTAATGCTTCTATTGATGATGGTGCTGTGCTTCTAATTAATGATGATCTTAGAATGTTAGATTTTTCAGCTTCAGATATTTCAGTTTTTTGTAATTGTTTCATTAGTTTTAAAATATCTTGTTGTTTTTTTGGGTCTTGCGATAACATAATGTCTTGAAATGCTTTTTGATTTTTTGTTCCTGTGTCAAAAAGAATATCTCTGGTTTGTCCTGCTATTTTTGCTTGTGATCTTATACCAGCAGACCCAGTTGGCTCTGAACCAGCAACAAAAAGATCTGATAAAAATTGTAAAAATCCACCTCTATCATCTCCAAATTGTTGACTTGTGCCTCTTAAAACATCTTTACCAGTTTGCGCAATTTGATCTTCTCTTCCTAATCTATTAATAAAACCCTCAAATCCGTCAGTTCCAGAAAATAAAATTTGTATTTTATCTCTAAGTGCTGGGTTATTAGTTAATTTCTCAGCAAGATTTGAGCTATCTGTCATTGCATTTATTCCGTCTAAAATATTATTAAATACACCCATTTTGAAAGCATCTTTTTCAACTGTGGTTTTTAAATTTTCGTATTCTTGACTAAAAACATTACCAGTTTTTGTTTTTGATAAAACTTTTGATTTTTGACCCAATTCGTAAGCTTCTTTCAATGCAAAATTATCAGCAGCCTGAGATAAAGCATCTGCATATTCATCGCCATTAACAGAATTTTTTAATAAATCTCTAAATTGATTTGCAATATTTTTTCTATTGCTGGCCTCTCTTGATGTTATTTTGCTTCTGTCTGTTGCTCTTTTTAACGCATAAGTAGTTCCATCTGCCGATCTTTTTATTTGATCTAAAAATGCTAGTGGTAGGTTTTTACTAACACCAACTATTTGTCCATTTTCGTTTTTTATTAAAAGATTTTTTAATGGTGGTATTCCAATTTCATCTGCTGTGCTTATACCTATACCAGGATTTTTATTAATTGTTTCTAATAAATAATTCTTTCTTGCTTTTTCGTATGCTTCTTTTATTACAGGAACTTCTAAATATTTATAAATATCCAAATTGTCAACCGCCCTGTTATTTTGGTATGCCACATCATACAAAGGACCTACTTTTTTTTGTATGGTTTCTGACAAACTGTCCACCCCACCCTCAAGATTTATTCCTTTTGTTTTAATAACTTTATTTGCTGAATTTTTCAAAGAACTGATAATTCTTGTCGATTGTATATTTGACACTCTGTCTTGCAATAAATCTTTTCCCTTTGCCTCAACACTTCCAGTTCCCCTTTCAACCAAAGTTTCTTTAATTTTTCCTCCAGGAATTTCTAAGTTCATTGCGCGAAGTTTTTTCCTAACAGCATCCCCACCGTAATCAGCGAGTATTTCAACAGGAGTAACACCCTCAAGTTTATCAGCTGAAATATTATTAGATATTTTTGATATTATTTGGTCAATGTCTATTTCATCTTGTAAAAAATCAGTACTAATGCTTTTGATTTGTTCTATTTCGTTTTTTGTAAAATTTACTTTTGCAGAATCTGGAGTAAATATTTTTTTATAAGTTTGTACTATGGGTTGTGAAAGCTTATTAAGAACATAGCCAGCTGCTTTTAGGGTTGGTGGAACTGATGCGCCCAACAATCCCCCCAATACAGCCCCTCCTGCCGCTTGTCCTGATAATGTTAATGGATCTGATTCTTGACTATAACCTACAGCACCAACAGCGCCTTGTGCGCCACCCATTTTTGCACCCTCAACCATTTTTTTTGTTAAAGAGGCTCCTGGTTTAGTCATACCACCAGCAAGCAATCTGCTGCTATCTAAAATTTGTTTTGCTCTAGCTGCTGTAGTACCTGTTGTTGCAGCAGTACCGCCTGGCCCTCCCAACAGGGTAGATGCCGCAATTGGTAAAACGCTGCCAGCAATGTTAGCTGCTATTGCTGACTTTGGGTACAATCTAGCATACTCTTCTAATTCTTTTCTTTCTTTTTCTTTTATCCTTGTGTATGTTTCGCCCAATTCTTGCTCTGTAAAAATTGTTTTTGGCAAATTAAAAGCTTCTGCTAGAGCAGCTTTTATTTCATCAGAAGTTCCTATGGTCAAGCCCTGTAAAGACTCTGCAAGCACACCTTGAGCTTGTTCTAAAGCAGACATAGAGCCAGATTGGGGTGAAATTTTTTGTTTACCAGCAGCAGCTTTTCTTAATTCTTTTTGTTGTTGTTCAGGACTTAACTCATCAAAATTATCTGGTACTTCTAAATCCCCATACTGTGCTGTTTTTTTTATCATTAGTCTAATACATCAATTGTTTCAAAATCTTGTGCTGTATATGTTTTTCCTAAATCCAAGCCTTCTGTATTTAATTCTAATCCAGAAAAAAGAAGTTCAGGACTTAGCCCTATTTGGTTATAAAAAATATCTGTACCGCCTCTGTAGTCATTGTAGTCTTTTATTAACCTGTCTACTGTTTGTCTTGCTAAATTTAAAATTTCTGCTTTAGTCTCTCCAGTAAAACCCTTTCCTTCAGCTTTATTAACAGCATTTTTAAAATTAGCTGCAAGACCTTGAAAATCTCCAAAAGTTCTTACCTCTCCCTCTTTTACAACAGAGTCGTCTAGTTGTTTTATAAACTTAACCATTAAAGCATAAGAAGCTGCACCACCTTCTGATTCAGCAGCATCCATTATTTGTTTAAAATTATCTACGCCAGATTTTACTGCGTTAAAAGTTTTTTGTTCATCTTTTCTTGATGATATTAATTGTTTTGTTAAATCTGTTGCAGTTGTTGGTTTTCCAAGTTCTAAAAATTTTATTCCTTGATCTGCAAATCCTTTTGATAAATATGATTTTCCAAGAGCTGTATAATATTCTTTGTTTGAAGCATAATCTTTTGCGGATATGTTTTTTGAAACATCTTTAAAAACTTGCATTTGTTCTTCTGCTTTTCTTTTTTCTTCTTCACCTTGTTGTATGGCTTTTCTTTGAGCTGCTCTAGCAGTTACATCCCTACCACCAAAAGCATCACTAAGTCTTGCAGAAAGCTCACGCATACCAAGATTTTTAGCAGCTTCTTTTTGTTGGTTGTATGCCATTAATTGTTGTGGATCTAGTTTAGATAATTCATCTTGTTTTAAAATATCAGCACCGCCAAGTCTTGAAACAAAGTTACCGCCCATGTTTTGTAGTTTTCCTATACTCATTTAATCACCTACCCAAAAAGTCCAAAAACACTAGATAAAATATCACCTGCACCAGCTTTTTCTGAATCTGTTTGTGTTGTGCTTATTAATGGTGTACCTAATCCTGCTTGTAATAAACTTAGCTGTTGTTGTGGATAACCAAGCGCTCTTTGGAACTCGCCCCTTTGTGCATCGATTGCTCTTTGCTGTAATGCTTGCTGTTGTGTTCCTGCTGCTCCTAGCAATCCCAATTGTTGTAATTGCTGTCCTTGTAAACCACCTAGCAAGCCTGCTCTTTGTTGTCTTGCCTGCATCTCTAATTGTGGCTGTGTTAATGCAGCTCTGCCAGCAATGTCTAAGCCACCTAATTGTCTTTGTTGCTGTAGTTGTGCTTGCTGCATACGTCTTTGCTGTCCAAGCTCTGCGCCAAAGATACCTGCTTGTTGACCAAGTTGCGCTTGTTGTAATGCACGTTGTTGCTGTTGCTCTGAGCCAAACATACCTAACTGTTGTTGTCTTGCTAAATCAGCTTGTGCTGCTGCTTGCGCCTGCTCAAAACCAGATTGTCTTAAACCAGCTGCTGTTCTAGCCATTTGCTCTGCGTAAGGTCTTTGTGATTCAGACTCTAATAATGCAGAACGTGAACCACCAAAAGCACCTGCTCTGATTGCTCTTTCTTGTGCGCCAGTTCTTGCTATGTCAGCTTGTCGCTGTATGTCACCCATTGCTAGATCTATGACTTGTTGTTGATACGGAGATTGATAAGCGCCTATGTCTTGGCTTAATAAACCTCTGAACTGCGGTGTAGATACTGGACCTATTTGAGCTGCACCTGGAGCTTGTGTTGCTTCTATGGTTGGTGCTTCAAAACCAGTGACAGGTTGTATGGTAGGCTTAAATTGATCTTGTGCCATACCTTGTAAGGCTTGTGTTGGGTCATAACCCATACCAGATTCAAACATACCTCTAGTAGCTTGAAATTGTCGTAGTTGATCTGGTGAAAAACCAGCAACCATTGGTCCTGTATAGGGTAAGAATGGTTGTTGTGATACACCTTTAGCCTTGGTAAAAAGCTCTTGAAATTGTGCTTGTTGCCATGCTGGCAATTCTTGCGATGTTTCTGTTCTGGTTTTTCCTTTACTCATAAGTCTTTTCTAATTAAATATTCTGTTTCAAATCCTAGATGTTTTATCTTTCTAATCCATCCTTTTCTGCCACCGCCGTAAAGCCTTTTTATGCCAGCTTTCTTAGCGAACTCTTCTATATAAGGCAGCATCTCTTCTAATTCTTCGTAATTACCACCACAAAATAAAAGGTTCATGGCTTTCACTTGTGGATATATTACAAATTCTGTTATGTATGCAGACTTTTTGCCTGGCCATAAATGGAATATTCCATTCCTTATTTTATCCTCTATGTCATC